AACGTTATCGGATATGACATTAGGTTTGACCTAAATCATGTATGGGCTGTGGCTGGCAACCCCGGAGGACATGTTATCGCTACTGCCATCATTGATGATTTGGAAGGTGCTGACCTCAGTCTGCATAACCTAAATACAGTATTCAAAGCTTACCTTGAAGAAAACTATCCCGCTGTTTAATTATTATTATGATCACCCTAATCCGTCCAATTCTTTTTTCATTCATCAATTCCGATAAAGTCAAGCGTCTTATTGTTGACCTGCTGAAAAAATTGTCAGACTCTACTGATAATACGGTAGACGATGAAGCTGTCAAGTTTATCGAACGCGGTTTGTTCGGTCAGCTTGAATGAACTGGCCGGAAGCTCCCCCGCTTCCTTCTGTCGCCCTACCAGAGCATATTCCCTTACCTGAAGCAACCTTGGAGGTGCCTGAGGCGGCACTTCCCAAGTATCCGCCCCTTGTAGTGCCTCCAAGTAATCTTCAGCCCCCGCCTGGTATCAAGGGAATAAATAAAGATCCCCCGCCGGAAAAGGATCAGGAAACAAAAACACTTCTTCCAAAGGTTTTGCCGCCTGAAGCTCAGTTAATTGAGGTTCCCTTTACTGATGTAGAGGTGCCTATGCCTACTGCTGAGATCATGACGACGGCAGCTACCACTGCATTTATTAGCGTTGCAGCCACCCTAACTGCCACCTCTTTGTTTAAGTGGTTAGTCACTGTGATGAAACCTGTGTTTAAACAGACATGGAACAAGCTAACCAAAAAGAAGCACCCAAAAGCTTCCTAAAAAAGGTCAAGGACAGCACTCACCACGAACTCCATATCCTTGGAACCTTTGTTCGTCTTGGTGTTGTTGTGTGGAGTGGTTTTATTATCACTCTTAACTATGTTGACCTGCCCATGATTAAAAAAGGGAACAGCGGTGGGGATATAACCTTTTTGGCCAGCGTCTTTACTGGGGCGCTTGCTACATTCGGTTTAGATACATCAAATAGCAAGTCACGCTCTAGACCTTCTAAGAAGGAAGAATCATGAAAAGTATTTTCTTTTTTCTCACTTTGCTCACAGCAGCACCTGCTGCATTTAGTCAAGTTACTGCAGACTTTACTCAAGGAAGTATGCAGAGCACCACGACTACAACCGTGGATATTGACAGAACTATCTCTATCGAAACTTTAGGAGGAGAATACAAAAGTTGGAGCGGAACAAATGTAACCCCCAGTGGGGACATCTTGGACGCTGCTACAACCTACTCCGTGACCAATGCTGGCGAGCAATTCCAGCTGGAGACCGTAGACAGAGCAGCCGGACTCATCGAGACTCAGCTGATCGACGAGGTTATTACACAAAACTCTGTAACTACTTCGCTCTCGGTCTTCTCACAGTAAGCGGATTTCCGGCTTTAGCAGAAGATCCAAAGGTACAAAATACATCATCTCCGGTAGCAGCAGCTACGGGAAATGTTACTAATCAAGCGGTGCAATTTCAGAACAATGGAGCACCGTCCAGGCAATACTTTGCCCCTTCTAATAGCTGCAATGGAGCGACAATGCAGTTTTCCCCTTATTACATAGGCAGCGATACTATTCCGTTCGAGCCTGAAGGGTATGTCCGCTCCAATAACTTTGGAGCACAGATCAACTTCAGTGTGCCGTTGGATGGATCTATGGTCGAGTTGTGTAAGTCTATTGCTCGTAGAAATGAGCAAAAGATGCGACTTGATTATGAGTTAGTAAGGGCGCTTCGATGTTCAGAGCTGCAAGCCAAGGGTTTCACTTTTCGTCCCGGAACAAGGATGGAAATCCTCTGCAATGACATCGTTCCTATCGTATCCGTAAATGATTGATGGCTAACTCAAAAAAGAAAACCCACATGGGTACTGAAGAGCAGTTCGAGCTGCTCCACGGTCTTGTCACCTCTGAGTTCATTGCTCGGGTAAAGAATGGCGAGGCCTCGACAGCTGATCTTCGAGCTGCTGTTGAGTGGCTGAAAATCAACAACATCACGGGAGTTCCTGTTGAGGACAGTCCGCTGGCAGACCTTATGGGTCTGATCCCAGAACTCTCGTTCGACGACGTTCAACGTGAAGTCAAATGAGTCTCTACCGCAACATCAATAAGCGTAAAAAAGCAGGTACGTCCCGTTCTAAGAAGAACTCGACTATTTCCAAGAAAGCTTATTCCAATATGAAGAAAGGGTTCCTTAAAAAAGGTAAGAAGTAATGGCACCGCGTCGATCCTCTAATCCAGGAAAAAGCGCACGTTATTACGCAAAGAACCCTAAGGCTCGCGCAAAGAAGAACGCTGCACAGCGTAAGCGTAATAAGACTGACGCAAATAGGGCGTACAGATCCGAGCTAAACGCTGAAAGACGGCGCAGGGGTGTGTACGGAAAAGGTGGTCCTGATATGTCACATACCAAGTCAGGACGCATCGTTAAGGAATCACCAAAGCAAAACCGCGCCAGAAATGGACATGGCCGGAACGGACGACTCAAAAAAGGCTGATGATTTATGGACACGCCAAAGTCTCTCATGCACGATCTACTCACATTCCGCAGCGGAGACGCTAAGAGGATGTGGAGAGATCTAATTAAACAACGTGATGGCTACCGCTGCTCATACTGCGGTTCCACAGAAAACCTCACGATTGACCATGTGGTTCCTCAATGTAAGGGAGGACCAACAAATGCTGAGAACTGCAGAACGGCGTGTCTTGCCTGTAATCAAGCCAAGGGAAGCCTTTCCCTCGATGAATTTTTGATCACAAACTTCTCACAGCAACTCGCTGCTTAATTAACAATGCCTATCTCTAACGAGCGTAATTACATCCTTAAGCCCGACGTGGCCCATAGCGGCGTTACCGCCCTGACTCAAGCGGCTGCTAACGCTGCTGCTTCTGACTACACCGTTGCTGATCTTGTTCAACTGATCAACACCGCAATCACCACCAAATACAACAACGTGTCGAACGCCACCGTTGGCGGTAAGACCACCGGCACGATCGGCCTTGCCACTTCTAAGCAAAACTAATTACTAACTAAACAAATGAAAGCTCTTATCGCCTCTACCACAATCACTCTTCTAACTGCTGGTAGTGCTATCGCTGGTCCCTACGCTGTTGTGGAAAACAATGGTGGATACACAGGCTCTAAGTCAGTTGGCTCCGTCACTGATTTCCACATTGGCTGGGAAGGTTCTAACTACTACGCTGAGTTGGGTCCTTCCCTCTTCGCACCGGACGGTGGTGAGACAGACATCCTCCTGACTGCTAAGGCAGGTGGCTCACTTCCTCTCACAGATAAAGTGTCTGGATACGGTGAATTGGGTGTCACTTTTGACAAAGTGAACTCTTATTCCACGAAGCTTGGAGTCAAATACTCCTTCTAAGGCGTCTAGGAGGCTCTGCAAGGGGCCTCCTCCCTTGTTCTGGTATGGATACACCTTATGAATAAAACAGAGGCCTTAGAAAGCCGTCTGAAGGGGGATTTTAAAACGTTTCTTTCTTGCATCTGGCATGAACTAAGCCTACCAGCCCCCACAAGAGCCCAATACTGCATCGCAAACTATCTCCAACACGGCCCTAAACGCCTACAGATACAAGCGTTTCGAGGAATCGGTAAGAGCTATGTGACCGCTGCTTACGTGCTTTGGGAGTTATACAAAGACCCTAATGTCAAGGTGATGTGTGTCTCCGCGTCTAAGGAGCGGGCTGATAATAACAGCATCTTTATCCAAAAGCTTATCCTGACCATCCCGTGGCTCTCCCACATGAGACCAAGGGGAGACGAATATCGGTGGTCTAGAATTAACTTTGACATCGGCGGATGTACTCCTACCCAGAGCCCCTCGGTTAAATCAGTTGGCATCACGGGTAACATGACTGGGAGCCGTGCCGATATTCTTTTATTTGATGACGTAGAGGTTCCCAACAACAGCTCTACGGATCAACAAAGGGAGAAGTTGTTGCAACTTATCTCCGAATCTGAGGCAATCCTCATGCCCAAACCATCCTCACGGATTATGTTTCTGGGCACCCCACAGAACTCCTTTAGCTGTTACACAACTCTTGGACAGCGGGGATATAAGCCATACGTTTGGCCGTCGCGTTATCCAGAGAAACCAGAGATCTATGAGGGCCTTTTAGCCCCAGAACTTCTGGAAGACCTCGACAACGGCGCTGAAACCGGGTCTCCAACAGACACTCGGTTCTCAGACAAAGAGCTGTCGGAGCGGGAGGCCTCTATGGGGAGGTCGAACTACCAGCTCCAGTTCCAGCTCAATACGGCCCTTTCTGACCTCGACAAGTTCCCGCTCAGGTTCTCTGACTTCATCGTCACCCCTATCGGAAATGAGTGTGCAGAGAAATACACCTGGAGTGCTGATCCGCGCTATGTCTGCGGCAACTTGCCCGCTGTAGGCCTTCCGGGGGACCGCTGGTACTCCCCGATGTTCATCGACGCCGCCTGCTGTGACTTCTCCGAGACCACCGTGGCCCTGGACCCCTCAGGGAGGGGCCTTGACGAAACGGCCGCAGTAGTCCTTTCCCAGGCCAACGGCTACCTGTTCCTGAGGGATATGAAGGCGTACCGGGATGGCTACTCAGACGCGACCCTGGTGGACGTTCTGAAGCTTTGTAAGCGGTACAACGCCACCACCTTGATCGTGGAGTCCAACTTCGGAGACGGAGCCGTCACAGAGCTGCTTAAGAAGCACGCCAATCAAGTTCTGGCATCCCTCAACATCGAGGAGGTGAGAGCGACGGTGCGAAAGGAGGAGCGGATCATTGACACCCTCGAACCCGTCCTCAACCAACACCGCCTCATCATCGACCCGAAGGTCATTGAGTGGGACTACAGATCCAACCCCGAAGAGGCACCAGACAAGCGTCTTGAGTACATGTTGATGTATCAGCTTAGTCGCATGAGCCGAGAGAAGGGAGCTGTTCGACACGATGACCGGGCAGATGTTTTGGCGATGGGAGTGCGGTGGTTTACCGACGCCCTAGCCCTCTCTGCACACAAGCAAGCCGCTGATCGCAAACGACTGGAGTTTGAAGCGATGCAGGAGATGTTCCTAGAAGACCCTCAGAGGGCCACAGACGCCCTCGTCCTAGGGTTGGGTCATCACCAGCTTCAGAGGGGCCGTAGAGGCTCTTCTAGGCCCCGCTCATGGTTTGAGGGGTCTTCGATAGGAGACAGATAGTCAAAGACTGAAGGTGGTTGCACATAAACGAGGAGGAAGGGGGATATGACCGAATCAAGATTGGATGCACATGTATGACCAGGAGGAGTGGTGCCCTCTTGGTTAATCCTTTGGACAGCGATTAGAGCGACCCCAAGCCCATCTCCTCTGGAGCTGCCCTTGGGGTTTCTTTAAAAAGAGACAAATAAAGACAAATATCTATGGGGGATTAAGGGGGTAATACATAGTTATAAGCTAGTTATAACCGTGTATAACTCGTGTATAACTTAAAGAGTTAAACATTCATTATCACCGTCCTTATAACCTAAGTTATTACCGGTTATAGCCTGGTTGTTACCTGTTATTACTTACGTTCATCTATACGACTATTGTCTTTGTATAGACGCATGATATATCACTCATGGAACGGGGGGTGGTATCAACAGGTACTTAGTTATGTCTCCTATTGAAGTTCGTGCTCGTCTGAAAGAAGTAAAGGCCTTTGTCCGTAACACCAAGTGTGTCTATCGGGGTGTGCCGTATGAGGCAAAGATTGTTGTGTCTGAGTATTTTGACAAAAAAATCTGAAGCCTATACGTGTGTGTTTGGCCGGCCAAAGACCCCCATTACCCCCCTGTTTACCTGAATTAACGCGGGGATGTGGGGTTCTTCACCATCACTTAGTGGGGGTGGGGTAGGTGCTACTTAGTGCCTGCCTGCCTTCTCATTAGATTGCTGATCTAGTTGAGGGTTGTTGTTATCTAGTGGCTTGACAATTAGTATTAGTTTTTGTTATCATATTTGTCTTTATATTTAATTTTATCTGTCGCGTTTAGTGCTTATCAATCAATGAACGATCACAAAAGACATCCAGACTCAACCAACGTTATGGACCACGCCTACCTGTCCCAGGCCGACCGATACAACAAACTCCTAATGGTCCTCACCAACCCAGACCTAAACCTCAGCCCATCACAAACCCAGTTCGTCCTGACAGCAGCAGAGGCGATCGAAGAGGAATGGCTCGTTCCCACTGGTGACATCGACCCAGACCATTACGAGTGACGCTCAAACCCGTTGCAACAGCTACCAATCAAAGGTCTTAACAATTTTTTTACGCCTTATCACTTGCACAGTCGGGAGCGATGTGATTTCATATGTTCATCGGCAGCCCACCAGGGCGTTCTCACTAGAACCAGCCGTTAGAACCTCAGACAACACGAAATAGCCCACACCGCCTCCACTCGGGAGCCAGCCACCTT